AAGAGGCTAATTAAGCCTGTAGTCCATTCAGATACTGGGTCTTCCCTGCCACCTTGACAGCAGTCAATTCCTGCTTTTTGAGGTTATTAGGATCATAAGACACATGAACCCAACCAGAGTCGGGTACACCCTGTGTGTAGAATTCCAAGATTAGTTGTGTATAGTCCAAATTATCCATAATCCACTGAGCCAGTTCAGCATTGGGAATACCAGCAATCTCAATATCGGCTGCCTGACCTTTGCAATGGTCTGAAGTCTTAGAGCCACCAACAGCAGCATTGGACTCAGGACTGCGATAGGCTGAATTCACAGTAACAGTCTTACCAAAGTGGTCACGAACAGGCTGAAGTACCTTGTCGCACAAAGTCTTTAGATTGTCAATGGCTTCATCATCGGGCGTGTTATCGATACCAAGACGGGTAGCCGTGTCAGATTTCGTGAGTTCTTTCAAAGAAAAATTGGCTGATAAGTTCATTTCTTTAACCTTTCGTAGTAAAAATTGATGGATTATTGCTGGCGGCTGTCACAAAATACAGCTACGATTTTACTTGGCAATCGTGCCACAACCAAGGGGAACATCATGTACAAGATTGAGATTGACATTGCAGATTGGGATTTCGGTTCAGACAAGGTGACTGTTGAAACAATGGATTTCGACAAGATCGCTATCATTCAAGAATTCATCGAATTCCAAAAACAACATGACTGGTGCGTTGATTATGACGTAACAGAAGACTGGGTTTACCAGTGTGATGAAGAAGTCATGGAAGACGAAGACTACGAAGACGAAGAAGACGAGTACGAAGAAGCCGAAGAATACGAAGAATACGAAATCGGAGAGACTGTAGAAGACGAAGATGGCATTGTGTGGGAACGTGTGGCATAATTAAGCTGCAGTTGTTATTCACAGGGGGGTCTTAGGACTCCCCTTTTTTTATTCAATATCGTGATCTGCTTCAATGTCTCTAGCCAACTGCCGCCAATCCAAGCTACGTCTATACAGGGTATAGATACGCTCCTCGCTTAAAGGCTCAGAACGCCTGTTAAGCCTGTCATTGGCCTGAGCCAAAGAAAGTTGCGTTTCATGCAAGATATGATGCAGTTCTTTTATTTCTGCTCTGAGATAAGCCACAAGGTCATACGTCATATACCTTACCCCTAAATTCAATTTTGCCCTCATCCCATTTGTGAACTAACTCAGGCCAAAGCAACTTGCCATTATGGAACGTCAGTACAGCAAAGCCACTGCGCCAATTGGTCGGCGAATCTTCAAGATAATTTACAAATTGAGGCCCATCAGTCTCTGCCAGCGTTCCAGTATCGACACCAAACCTGTTGCCGTTATAGTCCGCAAAAGGCGTTACCTTTAAGCTGTGCAAATGACCCGTGCAAATTGAGACCCCCGATTGCACGGCATTATTGTGAGTGGCATGAATTCCCCCCTTCCAGCGATGCTTGACCACCACTTCCTCTGTAGGCCAGCAAGACCAACAAGGATGCCAAGCAGGGAAATGGTCTTTCAGGGAAAACCCCTTGACTTGCTCATACTGGGGTGCATTGGCAGCTAAGCGGTTCTCAAACCTAGCATCATGGTTGCCAAGCGTCCATACTAGGTTGACATTGTGTCTTGCTTTCTTGGCAGCCTCTTCAATTTCACCCATTGCCAGCTCACAGGCTTTCAACTCTTGTATTACCGATGGCGTTGAATCCCATCCAATGCGAGGATAGCGAGAGATAGAAGCACCATCAAATATGTCTCCATTGGCAATGACAGCCTTTGGCTGAAACTCTTTAATCGCCCAAAGAAAGCCTCTATACGCTGTTGTATGTATAGAAGGCCAGAAGTGAGCGTCACTCATCACCAGTATGCAACCATTCTCAATGCCCAATAATTTTCGGACTGAATTTTCTTTGATGGTTTGTCGTGTACTATTCTTTGACTTTAGCGGCTCGCCGTATCTAGCCTCTAGGTTATTTTTGCGCCTAATGATGTTACGCATATCCATACCGACTGCTTTTGCAAATGCACTGGCAGATTCGTGCGTCTTCCAAAGTTCAATAAACTCTGCATCGCTATAAACAGTTTTGCCCATGAGACAACTCCAGTGAAGTTGTCTGAAATTAAACTAAATCAATGACAACAACGTGAATCTTAACGTGATTTGTTCAAAGTTTCGTAAACATTGTTGTAAGCATCAATACAAGCATTCAATTGCCTGATGGCGGTGTCTCCATCGTCTGTGATGGCGACAAGAGATTTAGCAGTCTCTCTGTCAAATTCGGCTGTTGCTTGAACGCTATCTCCGCTGGCAACGGGGGTATCTGAGGAGGCTTGTACGGGGCAGACGGGGGCTTTGACAGGAATCCGCAGCCTGAGAGCACCAGAGTCAATATCCAAATCACGTTTTTGTTGAGCAAGTTTTGCATCTTGATTTGCTTTCTGAAGTTTGGTGGATTGTGTCTGTACAGCAGTTATAAGGGCTTGTTCTTTCACCCTAGCTTCAGCATTCAGGGCAGCAATCTCAAGTTGTTGACGAGCAACCTCATCATTTGACCCCTTGAAATAGCCACCACCAAAAGAACCAACTACTGCCATCAGGATGCCCAACAGCACCCAAGGATTAAATAAACTCATGGCTTTGGTGGCTCATCGTTGTCAATGGCTTCAGCTTTAGCACTGGCATTGGCTATTGCCTTAACGCCTGAACGACCAGCTACACCACCCAAAACACCAGTAATGAACACCATGATGGTGCTGATCTGCTGTGTGTACACTTTATCAATCGCCGCCATACTGCCGTTCATAGGCTGTTGCACAAACGATACAGAGTACAGGAACATACCCATAGAAGCCAATAGGATGGTCACCAAGACCACGATAACGAATGCCCATACCCTGACTTCAATCTCATCTGATGTCAGGCGGCTATTAGGTTTATATCCAATGGTAGGCATCACTTCTTCTCCTCGGGTTTAACTAACATTTCGGGGCAAGTACCTGAAGCGGTACAGATTGGTGGCTTGCACTCAGGATCACTCCAATTATGAGGATCTTGGCAAGGATAGCGGTAGCGGTCATCACAACCCGCTAGCAAAACTAACAAGACTGATAAGCCCCAAATACAGTAAATGTTCATTTCTGCTTCTCTCTTTCAAGTTCTTTAATCATCTTTTGCACTTTTTCTTGCTGATGTTTTGCTTCATACTTGGCTTGCAGTACATCTATGTAAAGCATACCCAAAATCGGTAACAACAATACGACAAGAAGACAAGCTGCAATCCATCCCACTACGCTCTCCCAATCTTGCTTATTAGACCTATCAGCAGCCATAAATACAGGAGGAACAGGAAAGCTGCCAACAGGTACGCTTGTTTTTCTGCTAGGAGTCGCTCCCTTTCCTTTCGTAGCCATGATTCTGCATCCCGCTTCTTCCTTGCTTTTGCTTGCTCTCCAGCAATGATGTCTCTCATGCTGAACACTTCTGAATACAAAGCACCCATCTCAGGTGGTGATTGATAGACCATGCACTCTCTGATCTGAACTACCAACCTTTCCATCTCTTGTTGCGCCAAAACCCTATTCAGGGCTTCTTCCATCAAGTTCACATCATCAGAGAAAACTACAGTCCTAGCCTTCTCCTCTGAATCCCTGATGTGCGCTTCTAACTGTTCCTGTAACTTGAAAAATTCTGTTAGGTTCTTGACTATTTCAGCTTTGACTTGAGTTTCGTCAACAGCAACAAAGTCAGATTTTTTAGCTTTTCCAACAGACTTTGTAACTTGAGGTTTAGGCTTACTCCCAAAGAAGCCAAAAACTGTTTCCCAGATTCCTTTAACCTCTTTGCCAATGGCAACAACTTCATTAGCAGTGTTCCTAATCTCGACAAAAGATTCTTTAGCTTGCTTGTAAAGATCACAGCCAGCTTGGATATTTTTAACCAAGCCAGCCGCAAGAAGACAAATACTGATTGGATCAATTTCTTACTCCTATTGGGTCTGTGACTTTGACAACAAATTGAACATAGTTGAATAGTCAATTTCAGGGAATAGTCCAGTAACTTTTTGAGTTTGTTTAGCACCCTGACCAGCCATATATGCCGCCTCACCAACTAATCTTGGTGATGACCCTGCCAGATAAGCTGCTGTTAATGGATTAGAAAATTGGCTAAGAAGTCCAGCAGTACCAACAGTACCAACGGCTTGAACACCTCTAGGAGTCACCTTATTTAAAGCTTGACCAGCAAGTGCTGGCTTGATTGGTATACCACCACCAAATTGAGGTGACGTAGCCTCAAGTTGACTAACTAAATTGGCTCGTTGTTCATAGTTTGTGCTTGCGTTATCACGCAACACAGTTTGAAGTTTACGCAGTCCAGCATCTGCTGATGCTCTTTTACCTTGAGACAGTGATCTTTCAATCTCCCGAACTTGCTCTGCTGTATCAGCATAAGCCTTCATGGTTTCTGCGTAAGTAGGGGCTTGCTTTTGAATAGTTGACTTTACAGAGTTGTAAATATCGCCAATGATTCCAGTTGAACTTTTTTGATTGATTGGAATGTTGGACAAAACATCATCATAAATTTTTTGCTTTAATATATCTAAAC